ATAAAGTATAGGTTGGCATATCACCATCACCCATATTATATGCAATTGCACCACCTTCATCTTTTTGTGCATATCCGTTACCACCAGATACTACATTTAAGTGATTTTGAACAGCTGTTGTATAATCTTTTGACTTTGGTTTATTTAATGTAGATATTCCGTTCAAACTAGCATCTGGTTTTTTATCACCACCAAATACAGATGTGCCTTTAACTTTAGAAGCTTGTCCTGCAGTTGTAGTTTTACCTGCAATTTTAACTTTTGTATCGGGTCTTAACTTATGTGCTTTACTATAAGTGTCGAATGCTCCCTGAGATGAAAAATCAATCTCTTTTAATGGGATAAGGTTTATTAATCTCATATTGTTGTTTTATTAAAATGAATCACTTACTAATGTGTAATCTTTATTGGTTAAGGTCTTTTTGGCTTGCTTTAACAAATCATCGACCATTTTATCTCTTTTCTTTGCAGCTTCTGGAGATATACTACCATCTTTGTCGTGCTGCTTTTTGATTTGTTGTAACTTATGAACAGCATCTTTGTCATCCATATAAATTGCCAATTCAACTGCCGCAGTGGAATGGTCATTGTTGTCGGTCATTCTACTTACCTTCTTATTAAAAGCATCGGCTGGGTTATACATTTCCTTTAATGGAATTAAATCTACTAATTTCATATTATTATCTTTATTTCTTTTTATAGTAATCTTTCTGTGCATCAACTTCTGCATCACTTTCTTTATCACTCATAGCATCCAATCCTAATTTACTAGCAACTTTATTTGATGCCTTACCAATTCCTTTCATAGCAGCGTTACCTACTTTAGTTGTGTAAAGGGCCTTACCAACAGTATTCATAACTTTATTACCAACTTTTTCAGCTCCTTTTTTTATTGCATGTCCTGCTCTTGTTGCTAAAGGTGCTAATTTTAATTGAGTTCCAGGTCTTACCTTATGTGCTTTTTTATATGCATCAAGTTCTTTTTGTGAGTCAAATTCCAATTCATTTAATCGTTCCCTAATAAAATTAATTTCCTGTTCTTTGGTCATTTGAGTTCCGGCAACCTTATTCATTGCTTTTACTTCTTGTAATAAATTTTTTTTCATTGTAGTATTTTGGATATAATTATATGATATAAATATAAAATTTTAACTTATAACCTCTAAATTGTTATAATTCTCTCCTTCTTCAACTTTAACCGGAAAACCACCCTTCTCCATTATCTCTCTAATGTCGTTTAAGATATTTTCTCTTTCAATAGGATGTGTGTCTATAAGAAAGGCATCGTAGGTATAAAGTATCATTTTTGACATTTTCCCATCCAAATACTCCATGACCTCACCAATCTTCATATAATTAATTTCAGTTTCCAATGATTGTAGTAAGTAGTTGAATACCTTTTGTTCGTTTGCACTCTCAATTCTATGGAATGGTATTTCTCTTTTGTATAAGAGTGTCGTCAATTTTCCCGAAATGACGAACGATTGGTATAACTTCTTAATGTATTTATCTACTAATTGAAAGAATGGTATCCCCCTTGCATTCTCATCTAATCCCCCATAAAGATATGTAAAGGTTATTTTCTTTGCCGTCTCCAAATCACACCCATAAAGGTTTGCAAGATGTTGATGAGCCGTAGTACCCGTTGGAAACTCATATCCAACCATTTTTGCAATCAAACGAATGTGATAAGACTCATAGTCAAATTGAATTAGAGTTCCGTGTGGATGACGACTAATAAACATTTCTCTCGTTCCATCGGATTTGTTTAGAGCAGAGTAGTTCACATTAAGATGTCTATTGGATGGCCTACCCGTTGTTGTATATGGATTGTATTGCGTGTAGACGATATCGTTTTTACGCAGGTATTGCTCGTTAAAGTTAAAACTATCAATAAATTTTTCTCTAACGACTTTTACCCCAGCCCCTTCCAACCTTCCTAATGTATTGATTGCTGATGTATATTTTCTATACCAATCTTCTCTTTTACTGATATTTGGGATTGTTTTTAAGACTTCATACCACTTCATTAAAGGTACACAATCATTCAACTCCTTAAAGTCGTTTCTATACCCTCTATAAACCGATTCTATGACCTCATTAAAGATAAATGGTTTCCCATTCTCTTCAAAGGATACCCACTCATAATCTAATCCTATGGTCTTTAGATACCTATTGTCTAAAACCAATGTATTGACGTGAATTATTTTAGATATGTCGAATTTGTCTAACTTCTTTGCGTCTATGTGGTTGAAATTGATTATACCATCACTTCCATCACTTTGTCTATAATAAATGAACGATAAACGATTTCCCAATGGATGTGCTCTATGTGAACTCCATACAGGAACTATGAGGTCAATATTTATATTACCTCCTAAAAATGATTGTAGGGATTGCTTATCTTCAATTAGGTTCATAGAACTCTAATATACGAAAAATATTTGAGATTACAAAGTTATTTGTAAAATTGTAATACGTTTGGTAAATATAAACCTATATTTTTTAACGATTTGGACGTAGCTGCGATTGTTGCTCTATTAGAATTAATTACACCTTTGTCAATTAATAATCCGGTATTATTATATACTTCGGTTAATGGGCCGGATATTCTCCAATTTACAATTTCTGATAACCAATATGGATTTGTTTTGATTGTTTCATATCCATTTTTATCTATTTCATAAATAAAACCATTTATATCATTTACTTTTTGTATAAAATATCTTTGAACAAAAGATGATTCGTAATCTTCTGGTTTTGGAGATGGTACAATGGTTTTTGGAATGTCCAATGAATAGAATGTTTTATTTTTTATTAAATCGTTATACATCTTATATAGTATTTTCAGTATTAATTCTATATCCTGCTTCAATTGTGGTTTCCCAACCTTTATCGTCAATTGAATGTTTTACATTTGTAACTTGAAAATATCCATTTTTATTATATATTTCAGGAACACCATCAATATGAAAAAATTCACCACAACTTATTCCGGCAATACCATCTAATTTTAATGTTACACTCAAATATGTTAAAGCGGTACTATTTTCTGCTTTTGTTTTTACATATTTCAATATCAATGCCGAATCTAAATAGATAAATCCATTAGGTGCAGGTTTTGTATCTTTTATTTTTAACTTAAATTTTACATATTTACTTTCCAATACTTCTATCATTTCTTTTTTCTGCTCAGCTACGGTTTTATTTTTTTCTTCTTCAGCTACTGCAGAACCACTTGTTGTATTTGTTTTGGTTGCAATTATAGTATTCCACTCATTTGCTTCTTTTACTAATTTAACTTCAATTGAATTTATAGAATAATATCCATCCGCATTTGGGGCGTAAGATAAATCGGCAGATGCAAAATCATCTTTTTGTGCAACTGGGTCTGCATCGGGACCTTCTCCTTTATTGATTGCTTTATTTAATGCCAATTGTGTAGAATATAATGCCTGTGCTTGCATCAACGTACTCAATTCCATATTAAATTCAAAAGATTTAACAATAGAATTTTCTGCACCGATTTTGAATCTATGTATATTTTTTAATTGAGTAGCTGGTGGGTTTTTAATTGGTAATTTTTTATCTACTATGGTTAATGGGCTACTATCATTAGAATCACTATCTTTTTGAAATTGTAAACTACATAATCCAAACATATTATCGTTTAGAGATTGTAATAAATTATTCAAAATATCAGCTTGAGTGTATGATTGATTATATGCCTGAACAAATGAATCATATCTAAAAAATACATTTAATAAATTTCCAATTTTACCATCAACTATTTCAATCCCATCTTTATTTTCAGGGTCCGAATCATAAATTTTTGTTAAATTCAAATTAAAAGATTTACCATTTATTTTACCATCAAACGTTTCCGATATAAATTTTTTACTTGTATCATCAATTTTACCGGCCATTGTTATTATATTCTTTTTACCACGCAATGAAACTTCTATTTTTGGTAAGTCTCCGGGTAAAATAAATAAATCCGTTGTTGATATAATATTACTATCGGTATGTATTGGAATGATTGGGTTTTTACGTGCTTCATCTTCAAAAAATGCATATCCAATTTGTTTTGTATTTGTCTTAAATAGCATTGATTCACTTAATATTTTTAATATCAATTTGAAAGAAATATATGCTTCTTTTGAATACTTTGTATCTTTTTGTTTTTCATTACTAATACCCCAATTAAAAAATTCTTTTTCCCAATCGGATTTTATTTTGAATACATCTTTTAATTCTGGAACATTTAGGTCTGCAGATAGTTTATTCAAATATGTATCATAATCATCAATAGCAGTGTTAGTATCTTGGTTTTGATTTGAATTTTTAGAATTAGCTTGTTTTATTGGCATCCACAATTGTAGTTCATTACCTGCCGATATTTCCATATTTATATTATATGTTCCATCTATGTCAGGACTAAAATTGAAATTGGTAACTTTGCCTGCAAAAAAATCATATGCACCTTTTGTATTTTTTAGAGTTTCTAAATATACTGTTCTTGCTACTCTATATGCATCTTCTTTATGAGAATATATTTCAAGATATTTTGCTATATAATCAGTATGGTTTTTTTTTGCAAATAAATAACTATCTATCAAATATTTATCAGTTCTTATATCGGTATTCCAACCATATTCTAATACAACATTCATAGATGGTCTTAAGAAAAACAATTCAAACATTTCCAATTGTTTTAATGTAAAAACTTTAATATCTATTTTTGCCGTTTTTAATGTATTATTTCCACCATCAGTATCAATATCAATCTTTGTAATTATTGGAACGGATACTCGTCTATTAGTTTCACCTTCTACTACTATTTCTTTTCCATTCAAATCATAACCAACGATTGTATTTCCTGTTTGATATAATTTTGATATGTCTAATGTATTTGCAATAACACATCCACTATACATACCGGTAATTGTACCACTTTCAATCATACCTTTTATAGAATCTTGTCCACCTTTTGAAACAATTGCGGCGGAAGATAAAATTGCAAATGGAGATAATGTATGAATATTTGCCGATTTTGCTTCTCTAGCTTTTAACACATCTACTATCCATGGTTTTATTGGGGCCAAAAATGGAAATGCCATAACTTATTTATTTATTTTTTCTAAATCATTCAAAATTTTAGAAACATTTGCAGGTATTCTTAATTGTATACCAGGCGTTATTGAATAGGATGCCTCATTTAGATTATTTGCAGTTGCAATAATCCACCACAAGCTTTGGTCTCCATAATATTTTAGAGCAAGGATATCCAATCTATCGCCGATATCCGAAATAACATACATATCATCATTTGATGCTTTTATTTTTGGGTATATAACACTACTTAGATACATTTTTTTTGTATCCATTTTTGTTAAAGTTTTTGAATATGTATATCTACTTGCCATTTATTTTTATTTATTACATTTCACCATTTGCAAAAGCATTTGATTCTTGTGGTTTATCTTTTTCGGCTGGTTTTGATTCTATTGCTTCTATACCATTTCCGTCAAAATTGTATTTATAAGTTTTTGTATCAGTACCGGAGACTACACTATGTAAGTTTTGTTCTATTATTTTTATAGAAAGTGATGCATCAATTACTGATGGGTATAATATACTTTCTACATCTTTATTTGGTTTAATGCCATTTGGTTGAAAGTTGGGCCAAGATACATTATCTTCTATATTAAATGAAATTGATTCTAAAAGTGATAATGTATTTGTATATACATCACCTACTGAAAAATAAAATAATTGAGGTGAGAATGCATATTGTGATGTTTGTTTATTATCACCATATGTCATTTGAGATATTTTTTCATACGGAAATGCTAATGATTTCAAATAATTTATTTTTTTTATTATCGTATCTCTTTCTTTTATTGTATTATAATATAATTTTAGATTAAACTTAACACTTCTTTCTACACCCTGATATCTGTAAGTTTTGAATGGTGAACCCAAATACTTAAAATTAGACCATTCTGGAGTAATATCTTCACTAATTCCAGAAACTGACCCAACAAATGGTACAATCTCTTTGTTACCATATTTTTTGAATGTTACCCAAATTTGATTTTGAAATTTATTAGATTTTTTACTTTCTTTTAATTTATCATCATTTTCAAAATAAGTTGTTTCATTAATTTCTCTTGTCACATCATCCCAAGATTTTTTGTAATCCCCCTCTCTTTTTTCTAATGTTTTAACATATTTGTTAGTTGTGTTATTAAATAGAGGTTTTCCGGTTGGTTTGAAAATTGTATGCTCTTCATAATACTCTGAAAATCCTACAGTTTTTGCCATAACAGTTTTACCATCCAATGAGGTTTTTGCAAATTGTGCACCATACTCATTTTCTGCAGCTGAATTTTTCTTTAGAGAATTTACTAAACTTTTTAATCCATTTCCAGAACCAAATTTATTAATTGCGGATATTGCTGCACCTGTAAGACTTTGATTGCTTGATTTGGATGCTGCTAATATTGAATCTGGTGCAGGCGTTTGTTTTACAAAATACTTTTTACCTTCTTTAACTGTATCTCTTAATAATGCTTCGGTGGGTGCTAATAAAGAAATTGGTTTTGTAAAAAATCCAGTTGGTCTACGAAATATAGTATCGGTTGGTCTATTTGCCGAACCACCCAATGCACCACCTATTTGATTACCTATTAAATCGGATAATGCGTCTGGAGAAGATGTCAATAATGCTGCACCTCTTGGAGCATTTATAATACCTTGAGTGTCAATCCTTAGTTTTTCGGATTTACCATAAATTTCTTTTACTTGACTATTAAATAAATCACTGATTGTTGGCATCTATAAATTCCTTTTGTATAAATATCTTTAATGGAAATTTATGTTATTATGTTGTACCTGTTATTCCGTATACTCTATTTTTTACGTTTGTCATAACATCACTAACACGTTTACCACTTATGTTAATTGGTTTTGCCGATACATCATTAGTTACACCTATTAGTGTATCTAATAATGTGTTTGTTACATCCGTTCTTCTTAACATTTCGGTATAACCATTTGTGGAAATAGTATTTAATTTTACCATTTCATCATTTAATTTTGTTAGGTTGTTTGTATGACTAGCATCAAACCAAGTTAATGCAGTAGCTTGATTTTTAGTGATGGTTGCCATATTAGCATTGGTTGTACCTGCAAATGAATTTATTGCAGCTACCATAGAAGCAGTATCTACAATATAATTATTAGGTACTTTTACTGCGGGTGCACCTCCTGCAGGTCCTCCAGCGCCTCCTCCACCGGTGGGTGCACCTGCACCATTTGCAAGGTGTGTTCCAAACATATATGACCCAGGGCCATATTCAAAACCATTTGCAGGTCCTGGCATTTTCCATGTCGATGGGTTACTAAAATCAAATCCAGGAATAGGTTTAAGATACTCTCCGGTTCCTAATTTTGGGTCTTTGTTAATTTCACCGGTAACAACTTTTAATCTTTCGTTAAATTCTTCCATTATCTTTGTTGGGTCTCGTTGAACCATAAAATGGTCTATTGTCGCTTTCATGTCTGTACCAATTCCCTTATACAATTCTGATAGTCTCGCTTGTTCGTCTTTACCTAAAAGTCTTTTTTTGTTTATTTCTCTTATTTGCAATATTTCAATAGCCGCAGATAATGCATCTTTTTCTCTATAAAATGCTGTTAGTTCATCTTGTTTTTGCTTTTTTAATGCTTTCTTTTGTTCTTCGGATTCTTCCTTAAATATTGTATCGTATGCATTTTTTAATTTTTCTGCAAGTACATCAGGTTGTTTTTTGAATTCTTCAACCAATTCAAATTGAGCATTATAATAGTCAGCCAATCTCATATCACCCGCATCAATTTGACCGGCTTGTATCATTCCTTGTATTGAACTTAAGTTTGAATTTGCGGCGGAATATCCTGCCCCTTCTTTGACCAATCCTGCGAATGCCTGGTCCATTAAATTTTTACCACCACCCATCATTATACCAGACCCCATTTCTTCTAAATGTTGGGCAGCTGCCATTTCTTTTTCATTCTTCATCTCATATTCCTTTGTCCACTTAACTCTCCAATATGCTTCAACTTCCAACATCTTCAATTTTTGGGATTGTTCAAGTTGTAACATAATCATTCTTTCTCTTTGCTCAAATTTCATCATTTCTTTTCTTTGCTTCTGCTCCATACCCAATCTCTGCCCTGCTAATGAGATATCCATTTTCAATGCACCTTTTGCAATATCTGCTCCGGTTTTTAATCCTGCCTTTTCAGCCAATGTTCCCTTAACACCACCACCCTTTGATTGAGTCAATTCCATCAATTGCTCTATACCCATTCCTGTTGATTGTGATAGTGCTTGTTTTTGGAATGCATTCATTGAACCAATATCTACTCCACCCAATGCAGATTTCAATGCAGATGCTCCACCTGCCATATCTCCTGACATCAATCTAGCTCTTACTTCTGAAAGATTTACATTTCTACCCAACATTGCCGACAAACTCATTTCAGATTTAATACTATCTTTATAATTCAGTACCATTGTTCCTGATGCAGTTGCCATATCCTTCATAGAAGTATTCATATTGGATAGTAATACTGCTTGACTTGCGTATTGTGAAGTCGTCATATTACTATACTTTAATATTTCTTCCGATGCATCTGCCATTTGTTTGAATAATTCTGCAGGACTAATTTCATTTAATTCTGCAAATGCAGTTACACCTGCTATATTATTGAATGCGGTTTCAGCCGATGATTTATCCATTAAACGGAAATTTCTACTCATTTTCAGAACTTCCGTACCACCTGTTTGAAATAATTTACCAAGTCCTGCGGCCGAAGTAGACATTTTAATTTGTTCTTTAAGACTTGTTCCCAATTGAGCTCCTAACTCTTTTACACTATCTAAAACCGAATCCGTAGATGAACCAATTGCTTGTAAAGCTCTTTCTGAAACTGCTAATGCTGTTTTATATTGAGTCATTCCGGTTAAAAACAATGCTTTACGTCTTGCAGCTTCTGCTTCCATTGTTTGCATTGCCTGATTGTGTCCAAATGTGATTGCATCTTTTTTAAGTCCAATTTGATAACTTAATTCATCTTTAACCAATGAATTTTGGTAATCAATCATTGCAACATTATTACTCTTTTGCCAATCAAAATATTCTTTTTCTCTGGTTTGCCTTTCTTCTAAAGGTTTAATGTAATTATACTTAGCATTTATTTTTCTAAATTGTTCGGTGTGTTCTAATGCTTCTGCTTCATGTGTAATAGCTTCGGCCGACATTTGTAAATCACCACCTATCATTTTAACACCTGCGGCTAATTTTTCAAGGCCGCCACCATCATACCACTTAAATATACCATATAACGCAGTACCAACTATGGCGGCCGGCCCTGCAAATCTAGCTATTGCACCAATACTACTCATTAGACCTCCTCCACCTGTTGCGGCAGCACCCGTTGCGGCTGCACCTCTTTTTTGTATTAATCCTTTGGTTATATCACCTATGTTGCCTCCTTTTGTTATACCCAATGATTTGGTTACACCCAATCCTTGATTTATCATCCCACCAAAAGGTGTACCACTTAGCATATCTCCGGCTTTACCCATCGCCTTCATATCTTTTGCAGCTGCGGAGTAAGCTTTTTTGGTCTTTTCTAAAACATCTAAATTTCCTTTATTGGATTCTAAAACTTTAGCTGCAACATCACCACCTTTTTCAAGTTCGGTTATATATTCTTTTTGTTTGTCAATTTGTTTTTGAACAACTTTTGCAATATCAATATTTGCATCTTTGTTTTCCATTAAAGAAGCAAATGCATTTTGAATTTCTCCTGTTCCTTTTTTGTATGCAGCAGCAGCGTCTAATGCCGTATCCCTTACTTCTTTTTGACTTGTTGGTATTTCTGATATTTGTGATGCAATGGCTGAAACAGTTGTATCTACATCATCTAAAGCTTTTTGGATTTCTTTATAACCGTTACTCTGTTTATCTATCTTACCACCGATACTTTTTAATACATCATCGTATTCTTTTGAATCGTAAATAGTTTCTCTATTTAACTTATTACGTTTTTCAATTAATTTATTAACTTGTTCTAATTGTTTTCCAACTTCTATAACCGACTCTATATCATTCTTATCAAAAAAGTCTTGTTCTTTCTTTTTTAACGCATCTCTTCTAGTTGAAAGGTCTTTGTAGCTAGACGGTTGTTTTCCCTCACCTTTTGGTTTTTTATCTGCCATCTATGATAACTTAGAATTTATTGTAATATTTTTTAAGAAAATCGTCTATTTTTGAAGTATCTAATCCACTTCTTTCTAAGGAAGCTTTTAATTTTAATTGTCTACTAACAATTGCTTTATCCATTTCCCCAAATGCGTCTGCTAATTCAGGATTGGTATATTTAATTTTTGAAATAAACTGGTCCGCATTATCATTTGACTTTGCTGTATAAAACAAATCCAATAATTTTTGGAACATATTTCTTTCAAATAAAAGTTTTGACATATCTTTATTTTTGTATTCTTATATAAATATAAAATTAAATTGTTTATCTACGTCTTGCAGTAGAACCTTTGCCTTTTGTAGCAGATTGCATTGCATCTGCTTCTGCTTCTTTTGATTGTATTAGTTCATTCCAATAAAAATCTCTTAACTTAATAGGCATAAAATAAACATCATGCCAATTGAAACCTCCATTGGATGAGTAAACCATACTAAACAACTTTTTATGTAAGAAAGTACTGTAATTAGTCGGCAGGATAAAAAAAGTTAATCCCTAATGGGACTTTTAACGCCTCCGTTTCGCCAGTAAAAGGTGAAGTATAATTGAAACTCAAATCAACATCCGGCGACATTTGAGAAATATGTTTTCTAAGTGCCTTTGAATCTGCTGCTAATAATTGATTAGCTACATAATTACTTATATAACCAACCTCTCTATTACCATTAATTTCTGTTATTAATCTTCTATATCTAGCTTGTATATCATTTCCTTGTTTTGTAATCTTCTCACTTGCTTCAACATCTTTATTTACTGCAATCTCATCTCCGTGAGTCATTATCTTAAATTTGATTGGAGTCTTAGTTTTAGGAAGAGTAAATTCATATTCATTATTTCTATTTAACTTAGATTCGTCAATTTCTTTAATCTTTAATTGACTCATATCAACTTTTACTTCAACAGGTTCGTTTTCATTTGGGTCATTTATTGTAACACCATACTCAGGTCCAAATGCTAATATTCTTGATGAAATCAAAATAGCATTTTTATCCCCTATAATCAAATCATTTATGTTTATCGAGCTATCGACTATAATTGATTCTAATAATTTATCCAATACAATTCCCTTTTTAATTAGGTTTGTAGAAGTTAAAATATCTTCTTCTTTTGCGGTCATTAATTTAACTGTGATTTCTCCTGATGATAATGGAGATGATTCAGGATATACCAATCCTTTGGATGGTAAACTGATAACTTCCGTTGGAAATGGGTAATCTTTTTTAGATTGTTGAGGTGGTGTATTACCTAATCCTCTTGTAACTTGTTGTTCAATGTTTTGTTCCATAATATAACTAATGTGTTTATTATATATATTATGTTTTCAAAAAAATAAAAAAGGGGATAACATTTCTGCATCCCCTTCTTTTTATATTGTTTAGATTAGTATTCTAAGATAGCGTAATCATATGCCAATGTCAACTCAATTGAAACTGGGTCATTTGATGCCCAATCCAACTCACCGAAGTTTGCTGAAGAGATAAATGCACCTTTCAATGTCCATTGTTCAACTTTATCTCCTACTGGTCCCAATAAGAAGAAAGTAATATCCTTCTTATAGAATGCAGAGTATCCGTCTCTACCTGTTAATGACTCATGTGATTGTCTAACCCACTCCATAACTTGCTGTGCACCTGATGGTACAATTGGGTCATAAAGAGTGATAGTTACATCATCCCATGTAGATTTTCCTTTAATCTTTCTTTTTACGTTGATGTGGTCTAATTCAACTACTTCTGATGTAAAAGTTGGTCTATTTGCTGTCTTAATGATGTATGATTCGATACCATTGATTTCCATAATGAATCTGTTACCAAGTTTTGGTTCAAAATTCTTATAAAACATCTTATCAAAGGTTAAAATATCTGGCATTTCTTTTTATTTTTATTGTTCTATTATAAATATCTGTTTTCTAAATTATCCGTTAAATGCTGCACCAGTTGGTAAAATGTTGAAATCAATTTGAATGAATTCAGCCGTCTTAGTTGGTTGTAAGTAGATAGCTCCTTTCATAATGTTTCTATCAATTACATCTGGTGTGTTATTAGTATCATCCATTACAACACGGAATGCGTACAAACCTTGTCTTTGTTGGATTGATTCTAAATAAGGGTTAACGATGTTTAAGAATCTGTTTCTTGTCTCTGCAGTGTTTTGTTCAAATACTAAGTATCTTGAAGTAGATGCGATGTATTTTCTTACTGTTAACAACAATCTTCTTACGTTGATTCTGTCTAATGCAGATGGTTTGTCTTGTAAAGTCTTTTGTCCGAATACTACGATACCTTGTCCTGGGAACTGAACGATTGGGTTCACCTTTCCTTCGTATAATGTATCTTTTTCAGATTGAGTTAATCTATTCAATACACTAACTGCTCCTACTAATCCACCTCTATTCAAACCTGCTGGTGCGAACCATTCTGCCGCTACTCTATCGTTTGCTGCGAATACACCTGGAAGTAATACTGATGGTGGAACTGTTATTAATTTGTTTGTATTAACATCAATTGTCTTAACCCATGGGTAATAAACCGCTGCGTAGTTAGAATCAACTGATTGTGCTTGGGTTACTGTTGATGATAAAGAAGTAGATGCGTTACCAGCGTCTCCGATGAAGAATGCGTCTGCTCTTTGTTCAACCATATCTAATATTGAAGTCCAAACTGAACTATGGTCTGCTCTATTAACGTGTGGTGCAACTACCATATTGATATCATATTCGTCAGCGTTTGATAAAGCTGCGATGTGTTTTCCGTATGCTAATTTACCTGCAGTTGTTGCTGCGTCAATGTCTGCTGCGTTTGTGTTTGGTGCATATCCGTCAAATCCTTCTTGGAATGCTACAACAAATTGTCTTTGTGCAATATCCGATGCTAAATTTGAAGTCAATGTTAATCCACATATAGTATCCAATGAGAATACTGCGTTAGAACCATTACCTGCACTTACAGGAATTGGTTTCATATAGATTTTGTTATCTGCATTATTGTCCAAATCAATACCACTATATTTTGTAGAATCTGCTACTGAACCAGTTGTAAATGTTACTCTTGGAATATATGAAGCGTAGTTTCCTGCGTTTACAGGTAATTGATATGCAGCGTGTGCAAATGGAACTGCTTGAACTGGTGCGTTTTCATTTAAGTTTGTAATTCTAATATATTTTGAATTATTCACCCAATCACCAGCTTCAGTAATTTTACCATCTGATGCAATACTTCTCTTTCTATCACCAATTACTCTACTAATAAAGTTTGGAGAATTGGGGTCTAAGTTTACATTAGAATATGTTTCTAATATATTTTTTCTTTTATCAGTATCGGCAAATGCTCTTACTACAACTGTAAATGTACCATAATCAGTTCCGTTTGTTGTACCGGCTGCTTTTACGTTTGTAATACCAACTTTTATTTTTGTATTTGCGGTGTTACCTGCGGTAACTGTTTCAATTTGGAATAAAGAATATCTTGTATTGTTAATAAATTGAGATTGAATCATTGGTGTCAATGCTTCACATGCTTCACCTGTACCTGCTGAACCACTAAATTTTTGGTCACCTAATACAACTACACTTGCAGTTGTTGTGTTAAAAGAACCTGTAAATGAACCTGTTCCGATTCCGTCTGAAGTTGATAATGTAAATGAACCTGTATTAGCTATAAATCCATTTTCTTTGAAGAATGTATATGCGTATGCTTTATTTGAACCATATGCTGATGTACCAAATACTGCTTCTATATTATTTGTATCAATATATTCAATAGATGAACTATATCCAGTTGCAGTTAATCCACTACCACTTAATATAATTGAGAAATCACCACTACCATCTCTATCAGATACAGATGATGATGCAAATCCTAAACTTCCTGATGTACTAAAAAGAATACCTAGTGCACCTGTATAAGAACCTGTAGCTGCTAATAATAATAAAGGAGCTTTTTCAGTATATCCTGTTTTACCAGCTACTCTACAAATTGTTGCAGTTCCTGCTTCTCTTAAATATTTTTGTACTGCCAAAGGAGTATAATATGTGTCATCTACTGTTCCAAATAAATTTTCAAATTCAGCTTGTGAATTTACGATTGTTGGAACTAATGGGCCTTCTTTGAAAGGGCCTATGAATGCTGCTCCGATGTCAGCTACACCTTGTTGTAAAAATGAAAGGTCGTTTTCTTTTGTAAATACGCCTGGTGATACTATCTTTTCTGCCATTTTATATGCTTTAATTTAATTTATTAATTCTCAATATAAATATAAAAATTTCAACCAAAACAATAAATATTATTTATAGTTCGGAGAAAAATAACTATATGTTCTGCTTATTGCAGTTGAATCTTGTAATACACTATAAAACAATACAGGTCCAACTTGTCCATTCCAAAAAGATGTTCTTCCACTATTTGAACCAATTGTTATATAGTTGGTTGAAGATGGTGCTGCAAATGCTGCAGAACTAAATGTTCCAACTGATGTACCATCGACATAAATTGTACAAGTTCCACTAGGTTGAAATGCTACTGAAATCATATACCAAACGTTTGATGATAATGATGTTGTCAATTGTGCACTATTTCCTAATGAACTACCATAGAATTTTACTCTATTCAAAGTAGAACTATCCGATGATTCAATTGCTAAACCATAAAATCCGGCATAGTCAAATATAAATCTAGAAGTAGTTCCCAATGTTGTTGTAGGTCTTACCCACATATGAATCGTACCAGTATTAGTATTGAATTGTGAATATCCACCATTTATATTTGATGTGATATCTTTATAAAATAAATTAGAAGTACCATTGAATGAATAGTATCTTTCTTTTCTACTTGCACCATTATTATATGATGGGTTACCATTTGCCAATCCTAATGGTAATTGTAGACCTGGTCTAAATCCTGTATTATATCCACTCATATCCAATATATCAACAACAGGTGTACCCGTTGATGGGAATGCGTTTGCGGCAAATGACCCTGATTTTGCAGGTTCAATATACATTTTTAATCCTGTACCTGGTATAGATGATTGTGTTGTTGTTCCTTTATTGTGCGAAATTAAACCATTTGAAATATAAACATCGGCGTTTTCCACATTTACAGTTACAATTTCAACATCTGCAGTTACTAATTGAATATTAAATACAACTACTTCCGTTTCATCTTGCATTACTAATTTATCTCCTGGAAGAATATCACCAACACTTTTGAATCTATATTTTTTGATATCATTACACCAAACATACAATGGGTGAGTTTCGGTTGCGTTTATTAAACCATTATTTATTGAAAAATATCCTTCTGCAAAATTAAAAGTTAAATCCGAAACGGTTACATTTTGTGCTGCTCCGGCTATTTCATCTTTTTGATAAAATCTCCATTCCAATTCACCACTATCCGAACCATCTAATGTTTCATCTGGTAAATCCGTTGGAACCCATGCTTTTATTTCATCACCAATACTCAAATCTTCAACATTCACTTCTGCTCCAGTTGCTAATTGGATTTTTGTACCAAATAATAAACAAAAATCAGGTTGGTTAATTGTATTATAAACATCTACTGCGTATAATGTTTTAGTAGATGTAGTATTATAGTTTGTTGCTGCCGTATTATATCCGTCAGCATATGTCATTGATAAAATAGAAGATGCTTCGGAATAGTTTGAAACTGCAATTGATGCCGGTGTGATTGGAAATGATGGAGATGCTCCCAATGTTGGAGAACCTACTGAAAAGTTTGCGTTATCAAATGTTACTGAATAGTTTGCCGATACACTTCCAACTCTTGTTCCATGTAAAGAACCCGCTGAACCAAATGAGAAAGTTGCCGTTTCCGATGTACTTTCTACTATATATGTGAATGTTGGTAAATTTGGAGTCACAGAATCGATTGCAAAAGAACTAAATGCCGCAGTTGTTCCTGCCGATGCGTTCATTGCATTCATAGATACCGCCTGTATTGTTCTTGACGTACCCTGTGTTGCTCTATATAAATTACCTAATGATAAATTTGTTTTTGCCATCGTTTAAGTATTATTCTCCGTTATAAATATCTAAAAGTTTTTCTTTCCACACATCCTTATTAGAGAAGTGTTCTATCATCCAATTTTTAAGTTTTTGAAATTCTGTTTTACGGGTTTTGTAATCATCTTTACAAATCGTTTGGTAGGTCTGCTTAAATGTTTCCTTGTCAAACGCTTTGTATTTATAATCAAGTGGAACATGCCATTTTTCATGTAATATTGGAAGTTTACCCCAATCCACTGCTTCAAATATTCCGTATCCGAATGGTTCAAATTCAAAACAAGAATGAGATATTCCCCAATCAAGTCCGTAGAACCTTTCTTTATATTTGTAATCAAACTTGTAAATTTTTGCTTTTTCAAATTTGTATCCATATTTCTTTTTATAGTATTTGTTAAATGTTTCCGAATTGGTGGAAATATATCCTCCCAATCCATCCATATATTCAACATTCTTTCTACCTTCAACTCTTGCTGCGTATCCTAATTCTGTTGATGTTGAAAGTTCTTTGTTTTGCGTAAATGTATAATTATTTGGAATATGATGTAAGTTTTCCGTTTCATATGGAAAATGATACAATCCTACCCAAACTTTATTTTTAATTTTATTTATTAATTCGTTTTCGTATTCCCAGTTTCCGTACCAATGCAAGTATTCATCTTTATCTTGCTGTGCCATTAAAGATACTTTGGTTAAATTATGGAATACAATTGAGTCAATCTTTTCCAGGTTTTGATGAATAGCTCTGGTTGGAGTATAATGACCATGTAATATATGTATACGTCTTGCACCTTCTAATATTTTTATTATCGTATCTTCCGATGTTTCCCAAATGTGGTCAATATCAATTGGAAATTCTTCGTAATTTAAGGGTTTGTGTCTATGAAAAAGCAAGAGTGGCTTAACTTCTAAATGAGGTGCCACTTCTTCTATCCAATTAGTTACCCATATATCAGCACCACTATTGAACCAGGGTCCTCCTGCGGTAGTGTAGTATACATCGTACATTTATTATAAACCTTTTGGTTCTTTTAACTTTTCGATTTCTAAAGTTAAAGAATGAATTTTTGTTTGTTGTTCTTTGATTGCTTCTACCATTAAACCCATCATTTTTGAATAGTCTAATGCTAAGAAACCATCGTCTCTTGTTTTAACTACTTCTGGTAAAACTTCTTGTACTTCTTGTGCTATCAAACCTGTTTTAGGAGTTGACTTTGTTACTTCATTCACATCATCATTCCATTCCCAAGTTACACCATTTAATTTAGTTACTTTTTCTAAAGCGTTTGGTATAAGTTGAATAGTGTTCTTATGTCTTTTATCCGAAGTATAGTATGCAGTAATATCACCAGTTGCCGTTATTGCCCCATTAATTGTCAATGCTGCGAACGTTGGTGAAGATGTTGTTAATACCGCTTGATTTAAGTAAGTACCATATCCAGTTGTTGCAGTTAATGAAATTTGTGCTGAACCTGTTACTACTGTACCAATTGCAGTTCTAATTGTTTCGGCAGTTACTGAACTACCTAGTGCAGTTGATTGTCCTGCTATTGTTATTGTGTTTGTAGTTATTGAAGAACCCACTACTTGAGATGAACCAGATACTAAGTTTGCAATTGTAATATCAGCTGAGCCATTGAATGATGTTCCGTTGATTGTTCTTGCAGTTGCTAATGTAGTTGCAGTTGATGCGTTACCGGTTAATGCTCCTGTGAATCCAGTTGAACTTACCGATGTTAAACCTGCTATTGTTGTTGCAGTTCCACCCAATGCAATTGCAGTTGAACCAACTGTCACTGTATTAGTAGTGATTGCGGAACCTACAATTTGAGATGAACCCGATACAACTGTATTACTATTCAATTGAGTTTTAACACCCGTTGCAAAGTTTGTAGTTGCAGTTGCGTCAATTTGTGATGAACCCGAAACTAAGTTTGGAATAGTAATATTAGCAGAACCATCAAAAGATGTTCCGTTAATTGTTCTCGCAGTTGTTAATGCTGCTGCAGTTGTTGCAGTTGATGCGTTACCTGTCAATGCTCCTGTAAATCCAGTTGATGTTACCGATGTTAAACCTGCTATTGTTGTTGCAGATGAACCTAATGTAATTGCAGTTGAACCAATTGTTACTGTTTTATTTGAACCTAATAAAGAACCATCTATTTGTACTGAACCCGATACTATACCTCTACCTTTAGTTTCATAACTTCCTGTTACACTTTCTAATGTTGTTAATCTTGTACTTTGTGCGGTATTGGTTGTATCATTTGAACCCGTATATGTGTTTAATGATGCAATTGCGTTACTTGCAGTAAAACTATTTAATGATGTAAGTGAATTACTTGATGTAAAACTATTTAATGATGTAAGTGAATTACTTGATGTAAAACTATTTAATGATGTAAGTGAATTACTTGATGTAAAACTATTTAATGATGTAAGTGAATTACTTGATGTAAAACTATTTAATGATGTAAGTGAATTACTTGATGTAAAACTATTTAATGA